TTAAGTCATCAAAAATAAATTTATAAATTTATTTTTGATGACTTAAAGACAACATAATTCTAGATTTCTATTCTATTTACAGCAACTTGATATATTTCACTATCTTTTTCTATTCCAATGAAATTTCTACACATATTTTTACAAGCAACTCCACATGAACCACTACCCATTGTTGGATCTAAAACAACATCGCCTTCCTTTGAATAATATTTTAATATCCATTCTATGAGAGCAATCGGTTTTTCTGTGCTATGAGAACCACGAGTTGATTTTATTTCTAATAAACTATTCGGTAAAGGCGGATCATACATACTTTCACCATCCTTTCTTTTAAAATCAGGTCTATCTATTTTGCCGTACAATGATGAATTATTTTGATAAGTTTCTGTTGGTCTTATTACTGAATTGGGAGGCGGATCATATTGCTGTTGGTCTGATTGTCTAATTATTGGTTTCTTTCTACCTTCTGTATTATATGTATTATTTACACCCTTGATTATTGATGTTGGTAATGCTGGTTCCCACCTTGCTCCACTTGTTTTTGGTGGTTTAATTTGTAATGAACCATACGCTCCATCCTTTGCTTCTACTGAATCATCTTTATCAATAAATTTATGCTTATGTGAAGATAAATCATAAAATGGTAATTTTTCATAAAATACATATATTAGTTCATGTTTTCTTAATGGCATTTTTTTAGAAGATAAAAATCCAGAAGATGCTGATTTTACCCAAATAAGATCATATCTAAATGGACATTTCTTGGGAGCATTATTTATTATCTCTACACCAAATTTTGTTGTTGTTGTAAAAAATATTGGTGTATTTATCTTTTTTATTCTCATTATTTCATTCCAAAATTCTTCCCAAGGAATAATTATATCCCACTTACAATTTGTTTGACCATAAGGCAAATCACAAAAAATTAAATCAACAGAATCTGTATCAATACCTTTCATATGTTCCAAACAATCTCCATGTAATAGTAAACTCATTTTATAATGAATTGATATATTATTTTTTAAAATTATACTCGTTTGATATAGATTATTTTTTTCTTCTAGACAATATAAGGATGAGAACACAAATCTTTGAGATTGATTATGCTCTTGGAAAGCAAAGTGAATTAGATTCATTAAAAGATTTAGAAAAATTATTTGATTGTAAATTAAAACCTTCTGAAAATCAATATTCTAATTTTGATTACTATGGAGATAATATTTATGTAGAATTAAAGACAAGAACAAATATTGTTTATAAAGATAATAAATTTTTTTATACAAGCAGAAAGGGTAATGAGAGTATTTTAGAAACTCTTTATTTTGATTCACCAAAATTGCAATTCGCTAAAAAACACAATGATGGAAATAATATTTTTTATATAGTTTGGAAATGTAAAAATTGTTATGCTTATTACAAAATAAATTTTAATGAAGATGATTGTGAATATTTTATTAAACATGATTTTAATGATTATGGTCATGGATATAAACAACATCGTAATATTGTAAATGTTTTTACAGATAAAGTTAACACTTCATTTAAAAATTAGATTCACTATAAAATAAATGCCAATTACTTACCATCACTGCCATAACAGGGCAAAGATGCCAGTATTAACTGAAGAACAATTTATAAAAGGTTTAAGATATAAAAAGAATAATTATGATCATGAAAATAAAAAAAAGAATAGTAAATATACAGATGAATATAGTTTAGTTCAAAAAACATTAAGAGTTGTACAAAAGGAAATCGTTCTGGATTTTGATTAATTTTCTAATTCATTATAAAATGGTAAAACATATTTTTGTAATTAATTTAGATGAAGCAGAAGATAGATGGGAACAATATAAAGATGATGATAGATATACAAGATGGTCAGCAACTCATTATGAACATTTAGAAGATGATGATCCAATTTTTAAAAAAATGGTATCATATCATAATATTAATAAAAAAGAACATAAAGCAAAATGTGCTTGTTTTTTATCTCATACAAGTTTATGGAAACATATAATTAAGGAAGATTTAAAAGATGTTTTGATTTTAGAAGATGATGCGCTTTTAGTGAATAGAATACCAAAAGATCTTCCACAAGATGGATTTACTTATTTGGGTGGATTTACCAGTAATAAGAGAATGACTGATGGTGCTAAAAAAGTAAATTTTAAAAAAGGAATACATTTAATTGATCATGGAGAATATAGAATGTTAATGTGTTTAGCAATATATATACCAAATAGATATGTTGCTCATAAAATGCTTCAGAGCACTGAAACATCTAGTGGTAGAGTTAAGGCAATTGATACGATGATTAGAATGACTCATCTAAATCAGTATGTGAGTTATCCAGCATCATTCATTGAGAAACCAGTTGATTCTCAAATTAGAGATAAGAAAAAAAAGTTCAGTAATGAGAGATATGAATGGGTGAGCAGAAAAAATATCATGGAAGAGTATATTTTGGATTAAGAACAAAAAAATGCTCGGGATTTGTCTTAAAACAATCAAAAATTTGATTTCGTAGATTATTTTTTTTGACCAGAACAACAAACTATTCACAATGACCTTAAGGAACTATTATAACAAAACTGCTCTCAAAAAGAACAAGAAACAAGAACTTGTAGATCTGTGTCTTGATCTCCAAGCACAACTATTGGATAGAATTATTGATGGGGATGGTACAAGGGAGTATCGGGAGAAGATTGTTCAGTTGGAAGAAGAAAACAAAAAACTGAAACAAGACAATGATGATCTAAAGGCGTACCAAGATGTGGAAGCAGAGATTATCAAAGATCACAGTGAGATTGGAAGTATCACTGAAGTCAATGATTTTATCAAAAAACTAAAAGAAGATTTGCAAGAGAAGGAAGACGACCTTGGAATCATGCAAAACGATTTAAATGAGAATGATTACGAGATTGGTCTGTTGGAAGAAGAAAACAAAAAACTAAAAGAACAACTTGATGAACAACCAGTAGATGTCTAATCCTTTTCCTTAACATAGATTAAATTTTGAGTTTCCACTGAATGCCCAGCAACATCAGATAGTTTTTTTTGTATTTTATTTTTTTCAGCAAATTCATTAGAAAATATAATTTTTCTCATCATAGTAGTTGATATATTTTTATCTAAATATTTTTGAGAAGTTTTTAGTAGAAACTGACTAATTCCATTTCTACTAATTGCTTCACCCCTTGTATTTACAAATAATACATCACCAAAATCTTTTTGGGTTGTTTTAATAAACATTTTTAAAACTTTTTCTAATGATTTGGGAACATCTAAAACTTTCCTTCCAAATGTTCCTTTTGTTTTATAATCATTTAATACTACAAACATTTTTGATTTATCTTTAACAAGATAATTTGTTTTATCTTCACTTGTAGTTTTATTGTACATAGTTTTATTAATATATTTCATTCCAGCCATATCATTGCGAGTTGGTAGATGAATTAAAAAATTAAAAAGAGTATATTCAGTGAGTAAAACAATATCATCTGTTGTAAGATCTTTTTTTGATTTTAATTTATTTTTTTTAATATTTTTTTCCATTGTTTGAATCATATTTAAAATTTCATCTTTTGATACAAAATTGGGTTTTTGTTTTTCAGTAATTTTTCCAGATTGTTGTTGTTTTAAATATTGTTCATTTAATTGATCTCTAATTGCTGTATATTGATCTATCAATTCAGAATATTGTTTATCTTTATTTAATGCTAAAAGTAATACAATAATACTATTATAAAAATTTCTTTGTGTAGTAAAATGTTTAGTAGAAAGAGCATCCTTTACTTTGTCTATGTCTTCCACAAATGTCCAACTATCAGTATCAAACATTTTTTGGAGTGTTTTAAGTTGTCTTTCATATTGTTTCACGGTGCTTTCTTTGAGATTTGGTCTATGATTCATAATTATATCAGTAATGCTCATTTATAGATTTATATAGATATTATTTTAGATTTATGTTTAAATATAATTAGATACATTCAGTGAAACCTTTTTGATGAATTGGTGTGGTTTAACAAAAAGAAGTTAAGATAATAATTCTTTGATTAGAATTACAAAAAATGAAAATATTGATAAAAAAGATACATTGGATGAAACCTTTACGCATTGTAGATTTCAAACATTCCACCAGATAATTTTGCTACTCTAATATACTCGCAGTAGCAACGCACAAGATCAACACCCGCTGGGAATGCTCCGGTAAGATGAAGTTCTATGCCACGCTGACCAACACGACCATTTGATAACTTGGTAGAAAGATTAAAGAAGTGTCCGGCAAGATTAGTATCTTGCTGTCTGGAATTATATGTTCTTGTAGTCATATCACCAGCAATACCACCATTAGAGTATTGCTGTCTTGTAAGGAATGGAACACCTTCTGCTTGCTGAAGAATACTGAATAATCTTGACATATTATCAACATCACTGGTAAACTCAAATCTATCATTGTATCTTATATTGTAGCGTAGTGTTTGATCTAAAACACCAGTCGCTGCTACAATGGGAGACATACTATTAACATTACCAAGAATCTGTGCTTCAGCATTTGGTTGATTAAGAAGAGTAATTACTCTTGGTACCATTCTATTTGCCATACCAAGATTGCGAATAACACCGCTACCAAGAAGTCCTTGGGTGGTAGAATGCTCTACAAGTCTGTAATCAACAAAGGAGAATGTCATATCTTTATTTGCCATAGCATATCGCTCCATTTCATCAGTTGCTCCGTAATAAATGTAATCAGCACAGAATTTTAACTGATCTCTAACAATCTCTGTAGCACTTCCAGCAGTATCAGTAGATGCTACTTGGATACGATGTTCATCTTGCGGTTGGAATGTTAACTCAATATTGATTGGTTCTTTAATCATGTAAAGGGGTAATTGATTGACTTTTAAGAATGGGAAAAGATCAGATAAATCAATCATGTATGAAGGGCATTCAGCGGGAGACGCACCATCTAATACTGCCCAGTTGGGAGATCTTAAATCAGTTCCATTGTATTCTACACCATTGTCAAGACCAACAGTATCAGCAAAAATAGATGAATCATCATTGTAAACAAAGTTATTGTTCATTACACGACCAGTTAAATACTGCTCACGCTCTAAATTGTTTTCATTAGAAATTAATGAAGATTTAACAGCATGGAGACCAGACCAACTATCTAATTCATTTAATGTTTTATTTCCAATTTTTAAAACTGCCTTTTTGATAATTTTACCAATACCAACATGGGGAGCAAGGAAACCACGACGAGTAGTCGCTGCTGGTTTCAGTGCAACAAATATCTTTGAGTGAGAATGTAAGAAACCTTTGTTTTGTAAAGTGAATCGGCAAAAACCATCAGTAGTTGCACTACCATCACTAAAAACTACGGGTTCAAGTAAATCTGTTTCTAACTGCTGAACATAGTTCGCAGGGATTTGCTCTAACATAAGAAAGTTCGGGATATCATCACCAGCATCAGCCATATTTATTTATAATGAATCTATTATAAAAAAAACAAAAAAAGAATAATTAAAAATATTTATAACATAGAAATTGTTTTAGCATACATCTGGAGAATGCACCCAAAAGTTTATTCTATTTATTGCATTAACTGAATGCCGTTAGATGAATATAACATCTGTGCCCGACTCTTAATGAAGATGTAGACACCGTTGGGGCGATCAGCAGTTAGATCACTCTCAATAGATACTCCCCACTGCTCCGTGGAGAAATCTTCTCCCGCTTCACCAATACCATACTTGACAGCAAGACCATAGACAAGACCACCTTCGGGAACATTCATGTAAGAAGCACGGTTGGACGCACCAGTGCGAGCATCAAACTGTCTATTGACATTTGCCTTTGATAAGGACATTCTTTCCATAGAATAATCTTTATCGGGAGATACTGCTTCTACAAGATTCTTGATCATTACTGGATCATAAACAGTTGTTGCTCCATTGGTAGCATTCTCGGTATTATGAACATAGTCAAAATCGGCGGGATATTTGATGCCACCCTTCAGATACTGAACACGCTTAACCTTTGCAAGTGAAGCATTGTTAGTGGATGTACCAGTTAATGGAAGAGTTGCTTGACCATCTTCAGTAAGAGTATTAATATTCGCTGCCGGAACAAAAGTCATGAAAGCAGAAATAACATTCTTTAATGCGAGATTATACTGAATCTGGGCATTCGTAGAATTAATACTTGTGTAGAGAGAAGTAATAGTATTAAAATCATAAACACCTTCGGGTTGCGGTGGTTGATCCGCTGGCATATCACTAATTTCACAAGTGAGTTTTAAGTTAGATAGTTCATAATGAGCATCACCAATTCCAGTGGTGGAAGCATTAGTGTTGTAAAGAACATTGCTATCTGGTTGGAGTAAAAACTCAATCTGGAGACCACCAAAAGCATCATCCCTTAAATTCACCATATTTCCAGACTGAAGGAATCCCGATGGAATATGCATACTGAATGGGTTAGTCTGTCCAGTAGCATCGGGTGATTCCATAACATTCTTACGGAAAGTTGTAGCATTGGGAACAATTAAGCAACTCTGTGCTAAATGTCCAAGTTGATCTTGTAGTGAACTGGTGCAAGCAAGGTAAGTATTCATAAATTTAGAATAGTGTCTGATGTTTTCACAAACCATCTTGGAACGATTTGATCTAATAGTTAATGATTCAAATAAATTGTAAATACCAAGACGATTATTCATAGTTACATTGTCTCCATCTTGGAGTGTAGTTGGAGTAGCAAGATTATCTTTGTACGCAGCGAAATCACCGACTATGCGAATAGTAGATGGGTCTAAAAGACCATTCTGTGCTGAAATCGTAAAAGATAAAACTGGAAATCCATTCTTAAATGATATTTTCCCATCTGCCGGAATATTATCGGGGCGAATCTCAATATAGCGACTTGTCATATTTATAATATTTAAGTTATAAAAATATAAAAATAAAATTATTAAAAAAATATATGGATATCATCATTCTTGGAAATGGTCATTCATTAAAAAAAGTAGTAGAGTTTGGTTTTGATGAATTCATAGAAAAATGTCAAAAACAAAATATTAAAGTGATTTGTATGAATAAAATTTTACGATATTTAAAATCAAATAATATTAAATATATTCCGGATTATTATGTTGCTACTGATTCATTAGTTAATATACAAATGTATGATGAAATATTAGAACAGAGTGATTTATTTAAAAAATGTTTTGTTGCTACACCTTTTAGTCATGATGTAAAAGATAATAAATTAATATTATCCAAAAGACAAGGTTTTCCACATATAGAAATAGATACTGATAAAGATAAAAACTATTATGATAATATTATTAATGATTTAATTAATAAGGATAATGTTGATATTAGAGAACATGGTAGCACTGGGTTAAATTCATTAAAAATTGCTGAATCATTTAGACCGCAAATGATTTTTATGATTGGAATGGATGAAACATATGATTTAGACAATAAATCAACAATACTTGTTAACGATATACATAATGATAATTATTTTTGTGATTCATATTTAAAATCTGGAGAGTATATTTCTCCAGCAAATAAAAATAGAATAAAAACATTAAATAAACATATTAAAAAATCAACATATAAAATTTATAATTTAAGTGATATCAGCAATATTGATGGTATTAGATTAGATTTTGATATTTTTATCAAAAATCATATAAATGTCAAGTAAAATATTTTATATAAATTTAGATGAAAGAAAGGATAGAAGAGATCATATGGAAAAGATTTTAGAAGGATATGATTATGAAAGAGTATCTGCTATCAAACATAAAGATGGGTTTATTGGTTGTGCTCTTTCACATAAATTATGTATACAAATTGCTCAGGCAAGAAGGTATGATTCAGTAATAATTTTAGAAGATGATTTTATGTTTCATAAAAATAATAATTTTAATAATATTAAATTACCAGATGATTATGATATATTTTTATTATGTAATCGTATAAAAAAACATGATAAAATAGATAATAATTTTGTTAAAGTTAAAGAGTGTAGTTGGACTTCTGGACATATTTTAAAAAAAACATTATATAATGATTTGATAAAAAATTTAGAAGATGGAATTAAAGATAGAGAATTAAATGGTGATAAATCATCAAATCATTTAGATATTTATTGGAATAAATTATGGTCAAAATATAAATGTATTACACATAATTATATTTTTGCAACACAAAAAGGTGGATATTCAGATATAGTTAATGAGAAAATATATAGAAGTTTAGCGCAAAATAATGAAAGTAAATTTAAATAATTAGAGCACTACTTCTACTGCACCATCGCGAATTACTAATCTGCGAATATGGAAAACATATGAATTAAATAACTTACCCTTTGCCGGAGCAGTTGTCTCTTGGTATTTTAGAATTACAGCAAGATCTTTTCCACGTAAGTCAAGAACGCCATTCTGCCCACCAGCAGAGAAACTTCTACCAAATACAAAGTTGTTCATAAATTCACTGAATGACTTGGGTTTGATACCAGAGTTATCAAGAGTCTTTTCTAATTCATATAAATGGAAAGCATCTAATGAATTCTTTGTAGCAATCTTCTTTGTGGAAATTTCACGACTTGGGACACGCTTGCCGTTGATTTGATACTGAACACTTGATAGATGATCGCAGATACCAGTGTAAGCAGATCGGGTGTTAGTAATACTAACATCTTGATCAGTCTGTTTGGTTGTAGCATCATCATCATCATTGCCAGTTCCAACAATCTCATATGTTCCATTACCCGAGATTAAATCAGCAGAGTTGTAAACAGTGCTGTCTTGGGGAACAACTAAAAGTGCCTTGGCACGACTATTCTGAGCAAATATCTGGAAAGTAGTCTGTCTATCAGTAGCAAGGATAGAATGCTTGTAGTTTGTAGTAGACATGATATCAAACTCAATTGCCTTACCTTCTTGTACCTTACGAACCATTCCCGCTTCATATCCGGGGTCTAATACAACTTGAGAAACAATTAGATTGACATTGGAAACTTCATAAGAACAATCATAACTTGCTTTACCTTCTACAGCAGTAGAATACATTACCCAATTCTGGTCAATTGCTGATCCAGTATTATTTGTTCTTGCTGTTTCTATCGTAACTTCTATAAGACCATCTCCGCCATCAGCGGTGCTGGAAAGATTTAACTGAGTAATTTTCATTGCGCCGGACATGGTCGCAGCAGAACCATTATTGATGCTTCTACAAAAGTTAAATGTTTCACCAACAACAAATGGGAACTTATCTAATTGCACATTGTTATTATCCCTTTTGACATAAAAAGTTCTGTCTATATCACTGCCATTCGCTAAAGTATCCGGAGTAGAAGATCCATTGAGAGAATGGAATACTGGATTGAGTGGAGTTCTGGTATCGCGTAATACAGAGTCTAACTGCTTGCAGATTGCTTCTGCCGAGTTAAGGTCAATCTCAATGTAAAGACCATTGGTTAGCATAACTGGGAAAATAGTGCTTGAATCAGCAAAAATACCAGTGTGAAGGGGTAGACATAATTTAGCATTTAAGAAATCACTATCAGTGAATGCTGTTGTAGTATCTTCCGTAGTTTCCTTTTTAAAGAATGGATTGGTAGTAGTGTTTGCCATTCCAGTCTTGGTTGTTCCCTTTGTTCCAGCATTATCAAGACTATGAACAGCACATCCTTCAGTTAAGGCACGCATGTTTTCACTGCTCTTATCTTTATCGTAATCATATTTGACAGCAACATAAGTTGCATAATCACTAATCTCTTCTAATAGTTGACCACGCGAACCATCATAAATACGAATATTCTTGATGATTGTGGATGTACACTTATCTAACTGAAGTCTTGTGGGAACAGTTCCCGCTCCACTTGGAAGAGCAAGTTTAACATTAAACTGAAGATAAGTTTCGCGACCATCCATAAATTTAGTAGAAGGATCTACAAATATCTGAACCTTCTGTCCCGGCGAATATGAAAGACCATTTTCACTGGGAACAGAAATCTTCTTTTCACCAACACTTACAGAATTATCAGCAGACCAATAAGCACTCATTATTTTATAATTATAATATTATAAAAAAAACAAAAAAAAATTTATTAAAAAAGTTATTGGACTCTTCCAGTTACAGCAGTTAATCCAGCAGTAGCAGTTAATCCCGGATCTTTTTGTTCTAATGATCCACCAGTTACAGTAGATTCAGTATCTGCTGTTTCTTCTCCTTTTAGATCATCACTTGTTTTATCTTCATCTAATTTTTCACCAACTGAATCAGTTACACCGGAAGCAATATCTAATACACCACCAATAAGTTTTGCTGGTGGAAAGAATGTTCCAGCAAGATCAGCAATTGATCCACCAATCTGTAAAATATTAGATGCTTTTTCCCAATCATTATTTCCTTGAATTTTGCCAGATTTAATATCTTCATAAAGATCATATCCACCAAGAGCAGCAGAACCAAGGACACCCGCTTTGCCAAGCAATCCAGATGCTTTTTTACCAAATGATGATGCTACTTCTTCACCAGAACCTTTTAATGCGTTTTCTAATCCTTCTCCAACATCTGCTTCAGCACCTTCAGCAACTTCAGAGACTGTTTCACCTTGTGATGCTCCTTCACTAACTGGTTCTCCAGCGGGAGCATCAGTAGCACCGGTTTCTTGTTCTGGTGTCATGCCATCTTCGGGTGTGGGTGCTTCTTGTGATTCACCAAGATTTTCTTGGGTAGACTCAACTGGATTTGCTTTTTTCGCTTTTGCCGATGCACGATCAGCAAAATATTGATTAAATTCATTAACCTTTCCGGGAATATCTTTACCAGTCCAAAGATTAACTGCTTGATCTCTAATTTCTTTTGTTAAAAAAGCACTACTTGCTTGATTTTGTAATCCTTGAATTGTAGTTTGTACCTTTTCATTGTGTTCTTTAATATTATCATTCATATCACGAACCATTTTAGTTCGCATATTACCAAGAGCAATTGCTCCGCTTGTTCCATAAAGATCTGCCATATTTATATTTATTATAATTATTTTATTTATTTTAAAAAATAATTAATCTATTTCTAATTCTTCTTCTACAACATCTCTGCTGGGATATATTTTTGTTTCGTGGCGAATATATGCTTCTGCTGGATTTTCTGACAATTTTAAATATAAAAATGAATATCTATCTTTATGTGCTTCATCATATAGTTTCATAAAATTATCATATCCACCAACTAAATCACCATATTCTTCTGCGATTTTATCTAACTCTTTTTGATTTTGCTGTTTGCAAATAATCACATCTGTGGCATTGTTGCGAATCATACCAGCAACAGCACGGAATGACTGAACAGCAATAAGATAAAAATCAATATAATGTCTAAATCTTGTGCTAAAGAATGATACTTGATTTGTTTTTTTAAAATCTCTTGTTAATACATCATCCATAACAAGAGCATATGTTGGTCTATCTTCTTTATTTTCATATTGACCTTGAGATTGTTTTATGTTCTCAATAACAGTATCTTCATAATGATCCATGCAATCAAAATGTTTTGAGAGTATTTTACCTTTATTATCAGTATGTAATGTTGTGCTTACAAATTTAACTACATCAAATCTATCTTTGTAAAAATCCGGATTGCAAAAGTAATTCACTAAAAGATTTGATTTACCACTTCTGACACTTCCAATAATTAAACAGAGACTTGGCATTTGTGGAAGGTTTGGATGAATGTCATCAAATAGTTCATTGGGATCTTCATCCTTTACTTTTAATACTTTGGGAACACTTTTGCTCACTTTTGGCATTATTTATATATTTTTATATAATTTTTTTTTATATCTTTTAACCAATTCATTGCATAAATCTTTATCATTGTTTGGTTTGTATCGGGGTTCACCACCAACATTATGATGATTATATTCTTTTACCCAACTTCCTTTATTTTCATATAATCCATAAATAAAATTATCGCAGTACCAATTATGAATCTGTGGTGGAAATATCCATCCAAATAATTCATAATGTTTTTTATGAAATAAAAATTGAGTTGGTATATCATAATTATTTGAGAATCCAGCACTATAACCAATATTATTATTTTTTCTTAATAATTTAATAAATTTAGACAACCAGTCTGATCTGGCATCATATCTAATATCATCACCACCAATTTGTAAATATTCAAATCCATCTTTAATTGCTATTTCAGCGAGTCGGTTCCAAATATGTGTCGGTTTTGCTTTACAATCTTTTACTGAAACCCAGACTAAATTAATATCTTTATATCTTATTGGTAATGGTATTTTACTATATAATTTATCATCATGATCATATCCAATATAAACAGTAATATTATTATATTTTGTTAAATCACTGATAGATGGAAATAATACTGAATCTAAATATGTTTCAGTAATTGATCGCCAATTTCTTTTATTGCTCGTGCTGGGAATTAAAAAAGCAACTTTATCAGCATTATCATCCGGAACTATTTTTTTTATATCAAATAATTCTAATAAAGGTTTTGTCAAAATATATTCACTTATTGATTTTTTATCATTATAATTTGTTATACATCTTCTCATATCTGGATAAACATTTTTAATGAATTCCATTATATGTGATAATTCTTTCCAAGATGTCATATGTATTTTTTGACCATTGGGAACATTATAAATATCACCTTTCCTTTGATAATCATCAAAAAAATAATTTGGATTTTGTTTTGGAGTTTTAGTGATTACTAATGAACCATCATCTAATTTTTTACATTCTGGAATGAATTCCACATAATCACAGTCAAATCCAGCAATTCTAACATCTTTAAATTGTTCTAATGCAAATAATACTGCTGAACTACCACTACACCAATTCCTTACATATTTAAATATAGAAGATGGATGATTCATTAAATCTTCTATAAATAATATAGTTCCATTTTTTGGATAATCATGCCATACATGTTTGATAGCATTTGTTAAAAGATATCTTTTACACTTTTTTTGTTTTACATATTCTATTACTTCTTTATTTCTACAACAAACAACTTTGTCTACATTGACATATATATCGGGATGTATATTAATCTTATTCCAATGTCTGAAGGCAAGACAGCAACCAACCCACGGCACTTTAATTTTTGTAAAGTCAAAATCTTTTAATGATTTGCCATTGCCAAGAACTAAACAATCCATACTCTACTATAATAATTCATTATAAAATTTATTTGTACCATGAACTTATATTTGCATCATGAAAATATGCTTTATCATTATATTCATCTATACCTTTATTTGGATTATGTATTTCCATTAAATCATATACTGAATCTTTTGGAACAATGCTATTCAGTAAAAAATGTCCAGTTGTTTGATAGACTAATCTACCTTTCCATTTGTGATAAATATCTTTACTTTGTTTATCATATGTTCTTTCTTCACATAATTTCATTATTTTTAAAAATAAAGGATTTCTATCTGTAGAACCCATTACAGCATTATATGGTAATCTACGTGAATCACTTGACCACGATGTAAATACTTGGAATTTATTATGAAATGGTTTTAGATCATCTAAAGGATAAACATCACAATCTATATACCAACCACCATGAATAAATAAAATACAATATCTAATAAAATCTGCTCTTTGAATTGGAAATCTAAAATCATTCCATAACTGAATATAATGTGGAAAATGATTTACTAACAATAATTCACATTCCTTTAAATCCCACATCTTATATTCATATCCATAATGTTTAGCAAATTGTTTTGTCTTTTCAGTATATTCTTTAAAAACCGGAATGTCTGTTATTGGCACTCCATCTCCAAAAACTCCATAGATTTGATGAATCCTTTTTGGTATTCTTTGTATATCCATATTTATATAAAGAATATCATAAAAAAAATATATATTAAAAACTTATGTGGGATTTTAATAACAAGCATCCCAACGATTTAGTAATCTTCCATTTGTATCTTTTGCTCCGTATCTGGCTATCTGTCTTTTCATTTGTTCTTTTTGTTCTTGGATCATCTTTTCTTTTTTCTTTTCTTCCTTCCTTGCCTTTCTGATAGTTTCATACTGAATTATAGCAGATAACTGAGCATTCTCTAAATCTTGTTTTGTAAAAGATGGTGCTGATACTGCATTTGTTGTTGTTGGCAAGTTAGTTTGTGGTTTTTCATTATTTACATTAGATTTTAGATCTTCTAAATCCTTTTCTGCCTTTTTCTTCCTTAATTGTTTTGTTTCATTTTCTATTTGTTTCATTCTTTTTTTCTCTTCTGCTTTTGCTCTACGGGTTGCTAATGCTTTTTCACGAGCAAGAGCAAGTTTTGCCTTATGTTCTTGACTTAATACTCTTTTTTTCTTTGGTGGTTTTTTATCACTTACTGGCGCTGGGCGTGGTGATTGTACCTTTTTTACAACTGGTTGTGGTTTTACTTCCGGAACACTTGGTTCATCAATTTCACTAATTTCTACATCTTTATTCACTTTTGATTTTATACTCTCAAATATATTATCTTCTACTATTTGTTCTTTTTCTATAACTTCCGGCATTTCTACTACTTGTATGGAATCATAATCTTCATTAACTACATCACTATTATCTATGAGTAAATCATTATTTATTGTTTCCGGTTCTTCTATAACATCGGGTTCAAAGTTAAACTGAACTCTTGGGGCTACCTTTTTACTCATTTATTATATTTTTATATAATAAATCTACAAAAAAATTACAAAAAATTTGTTTAATTAATGAAAAAGATGTCATTATTTGTAAAAAAATAAATTAAAACAAATCTAAATTTACATTTTTGGTTTTTCACGGAAGTATAAGCAGACAATAGACTGCCCAGTTAGTATTGTAGCATACTGTTCATTAACATATGAGAATGATATACTAAATTCATTTACATTCAGTTCATTAGTATTTCCAAGATCTAACCAAACAAGATTATTTGGTTCATATGTTTGACGTCCAACTTTGGTTTCTAAATCAGTTAAATGTGCTAGTATTTTACTATGATTACCAACCCGAGCATTCTTTACACTTTGATTAAAATTATCTAATCTTACAAATAGTGATAATGATGAAACTACATCTGGTACCACTGTGCTTTGGAATACTTGTAATCCTTCTGCTGCTTCACTTGCCGGAGTATCAATTACTCCTTTATTAAATCCAATTAGTTCTTTTGTATTTGCATGTGGAGTTGGTTTATAAATATCACTTGGTAATACAATTAATACATTATCAAGATCTACTTTGTCAGAAGCGTTGAGACCAACTTGAGCATATTCAGCATCACTGCCCGATGTTAATACATTTCTACTATCAACTTGTCGGCACAGATCTATATTACCAGTTAATTCCATAGATTCATACCAACCACCTTTATATTTTGTTTTTGGATCATAATCTGCTAAAGATACATCATTAAATGTTGTTATTTCTAAAGTGCAAGAACCATTAGTTACAACACCAGCAGTATCAGTTACACCAACACCAAGCACTGGATGTAAACACCAAGCAGTTTGTGGAACTGGTTTAAACATATTATCAAAATCTTCATCAGCATTAAATTCAGTAATTGTTCTCCAAGCACTGGAAGCATTATCATATATTTCTGCTGAAACTCTTTCACCTTTAACTTCAAACTTTACATCTGTATAATCTTTACCATCAAGATCTAATGGAGCAGATAAACTACTGAAATAAGATGAAGCATTTTCCCAATAATTAATTGATTCCGGTGTTAATCTATTAACACCATCTGGATGCAGAACCCATACTGAATGAAATAATACTAATTCATCATTACGATTTCTACATATAGCAAAATCAGCAAAACCATCAATCTGTTCTAAATCAATCATATCATTGACTTGATGTTCATAACCAGCATATGGCGGATAATAATAATTATCTTCATTGACACCATTAAGATATCTTGATAGACCAACTAACCACTCAACACCCGAACCATTTGCTCTTCCAGATGTACCACTGACATTCACTGTAAGTTCACCACCACATAAATTCATTGGTAGATCGGGGCAAATACCAAATGCTACTTCATCAGCACCACCATTAGCAACACTTGCTGTTCTTGTAAATACTCCACCCGTATAACTGAATCTTGTTTCACCAACTTGTCCACCGCTAAAAAACTCTTCAAATGAATTATCTGCTGGAATACCAGCAACATTTGCATTATTTTGATCCATTGTAATTTTATATCCAAGGAAATCAAGATTAGAAGCATTCCTTAAAACTTCTACAGTTGTCTGATCCTTTTTATTTGGATGGAATGTTGTTTCTCTAATTCCCGCTTGTAATGAATTAGCAAAATCTTCTTGAGATAATTCTTTGACTTGACCAGCATTCTCTAAACCAACAGCAGAAGTTAATACTGGGAAGTATGGAGTATCTTCTATCTGTGGTTCTGTCTCACCATCAAGATCTAATTTCTTACCAAAATATTGATATAATATACTATTATTTTCATTGATAGCAATTCTTCCATCAACATTTACTTTACAAGATTGTAAAGCAACTTGAGCATCCTTTGGAATATTATATGTAGAAGTCAATTGATTTTTAAATGACCAAGGTTGGAAAAGATTACTTTTTTGTCTTTCACTTGATCCATCAGCGTCTTGATTAGAGCAAATAACTAAACTCATATTTATATATATTTATATTAAATAAAAATTTATAAAAAAATAAATTATAAATTATAAAGATGCCCAAGAATATGAAACCGTTAAATGATAAAGTTCCCAGTTATAGACAAAAATTACAACATAATGTTCCCGGTACAATTGAGAAAGAAAAAAAGAATATCCAACCAAAAAAAATATTTGATGGGTATTCTGACAAATCAAAAAAGAAGAAAAAGTAAGATAAATTTGATTTAATCTTTATGAAAAATTTATATTGATATTATATGGAATATTATGTCGTCGGTGGATGTAGATATGCTAAAAATTTTAAATGGATATCACAACCATTAAGTTCATCACCACATGGCGGTATATTTAAAAATGTAAAATTTTATCAAGATTATGCAAATCATAAAAAACAACAATGGAAAGAAAAACAAGAATATTATCAAAAGAATTTTAATAATTGGGATGATTATTTCCAAGGATTCTATGGTTTCAAAGAAGAAGAAAAAGCACAAGATATTAATTATCCTTACAATGTATTTGGATTAAAAAAATCAGCAAGTCATGATGATGTTAAGAAAGCGTATAGAAAATCAATATTAAAAGCACATCCAGATAAAGGTGGATCAAATGAATTATTTAGAAAAATACAAGAAGCATGGGAATATTTTACTAATTTTATCAAATAGAAAAGGTTTCACCCAATGTATCCTTTTTAGCAATAATTATCATTTTTAGAAAACTCTTTTAACATTCTCAATCTTAATTACTTTTTGTAAAATCACACCAATTCATCAAAAAAGGTTTCATCCAGTGTATCCTTTATTTAAAGTTTAATTTATAACATATATTGTAGAAATATGGATAAAATAGATTTATTCTGTAGTATTTGTAATATAAATAAAAGACTTAAAAGTCATTACAAAGCAAAATTTAATAAAATAGATAATAATCAATTTGATGAAAAAAGGAATAGTGTATTATTTATTTATCAAATACTTGATGAATTACAAAATCAAAAAATAAATTATGATAGATTAAATACAACAAAACGTAGTGAATCAAGAAAAAAAGATAAACATAGAATAGAATCATTAGAAAGACAATTAAAAAATTATAAAGATAATGAAGATGATTTTAGAAAAATTCTAAATACATTCAGAAGGTACATTATTGAGAATGAAGGCGATTCAGTATATGAAGAATTAGTGGATACTGAATTACAAGAAATTAATAAATCATATTATGGAATTTAAATATTTATATTATATAATGGTAAAAGTAGTTATTAAATCAAGCACACAACCAAAAAAAAGATTTATGGCAATTTTTTATGATGATTCTGGGAAAAAGATAAAAACAACTCACTTTTCTTTAAAAGATTCAAAAGCATATATTGACCACGGAAGTAAAGAACGTAGAAGTAGATACATAGAGCGTCATAGAAAGAGAGAGAATTGGGATCAATATATGACTGCTGGCGCGCTCGCTCGGTGGATAACATGGGGACCAAACAGAACATTAAAATCTAATATATCTGCTTATAAAAAAAGATTTAATCTTAAATAATTTTTTATTTTTATATAAAAATAATTTTATGATAATTCATTAAATAATGTTAAAGTTTTTAATGAATCATATCCAAAAAATAAATAATAATAAATATATCACTAATGAATGGGAAGAATTTCTAAGATGGGAGTGGGGTTGGTCTATTTAATATCCTTCTAACATTTTAATGAATTCATAACACCCATTCACTACCTTTTTACTTCTGAATAATGATCTCTCATTGTGATAATCTTTCATTTTTTCTTTATTATTTTTATACATATTTTTTTGATATTGTCTTCTATATTTTTTAAAATTTATTAAATCCAATCCATTTAATTTATTTTTATTCACTGTATCAAACTCATTGATCCAATATCTTTCTCTTTCCATTCTATTTGATTCATCACAAGTTTCTAATAAATATATTTCGCAATTATCTAAATTTAATTTATATGAACTAATAGTTCTACCAAATTTTTTATCTGCTCTATGGCGACTTAATCTAATATTTAATTTTTGTATTGTACTACCCACATATTTGAGACCATCACAATCTTGTATTAAATAAATAGAAACCATTACATTCATTATAAATTCTAAAATAATATTTAAATCAAATTTATTTAATATCTTTATGAGCCTTTTGTACGCTCATACCCTTTCTCATTCTACTCATCATTTTCATTCTATGACTTTTCTTTTCACTGGGAGACATATCCTTGCCAACCTTCATCATATGTTTATTTAAATCACTCTTTTGCTTATCAGTCATCTTTTTTCCTTCCCTTTTCTTTTTTTCTACTTTTGGTGAATTCATCTTTTCTTCTCCATAATGTTCTGGCATTTATATTACATTTAAATAAAAAAATTTTAATAAAAAAACTAATATAAATATAATAAGTATGGCAACTGAATATACTGATATCCAAATATTAGAATGTAATAGATTACATAGTGAAGAAGCAAAATCTGGTAATAATGAAAACTTTGCCCTTTGGCAGAATAATTTACAAGATATTGTTCATTTACAAGCGGGTGATAAAGTCAGTCTTCATGGTGCTATGGTTTCAGAACGTGGTGCTGGTCAAAGTTCATCTATTGAGATAAAAGGTGAATCACTTGGTGTATCAAAAGCATTTACTCATGTAAATTTATCAAAAACTGAATATGCAACTGGATCCGGAGTAAATCTTACAGATGGTGCTGATGTATTTACTGCTGAAGAAATTACAGATACAAAAGAATTATTTGATAATAAAGGATATTTTACAATGAGTTATTTTGTTCCAGCAAATGGTCATAATTATATAGAATTACCAAGAAGATTTTGGTATAGTGAACATGATTTATCCACTTATAATAGTCAAAATTATGCATCAAGTGATTCACAAGCAAAGGGTATGACTCTTGCTGATCCATTTGGAATGTTAGATGATGGATTACCGGATGGAAAGACAGAACCAGATAGATGGGATTTATATGATGATTATTATCAAGTTCAAGGAGTTACAACAAATGCTTCTTTATCAAAAGTAAAAAATGATAATTCTAGATATACAATCATGATGAGAGAACATTCATTTTTTTCATCATCGGCAGCGGTTGGCAATGCTAATAAAATGCCAGATCAATATTTAAGGGAACCAGAAAATGGTAATTATTATGTTTATCGTGAATTAAAAGAAATAACAGTACCAACTGGTTTTAATACTCCCGAATTTTTAAGCACTGAAATAACAAGACAATTACAACAAGTAGTATCAACAAATGTTTTTAGTGTTAGAGATAATGATGATAAAGTTACTGATAATGAATATACTCCGGGTTGGCCGATAACAATCACAAAAAGTGTTTCTACTGAAACATATAAACCCTTTAATGTTGCTGGATATCTGGGACAACCGGCAGCCGATCAACCTTCCGGTAAAACAATCCAAGAAGAAATTATGGATAATTTTATAGATAATACTGGTGGAACTGGTTGGGATTATCTTATGATGTATCATATTATTGCTTGTAAAAGACCAGAATTATATGAAACTGGAAAATTAATAAATAGAAATCCAACAAGTCCTTATGCTACAAATAATGTTCGTGGAAGTAGATTACAAGCAGATAGCAATGGAACTCATTATGATTTTAGTTTACCATATGATGATAAAGATATTCTTGATAATTTTAGAGATTTCATAAGAGCACAAGAAAAGTATCCAGAAATTTGGAATATTTTTAGTGATAGCAGAACAAAATATGCTTCCGGTGATACAATTGACAACACAAGATGGTGTCATATAAATAGATATGCAAATGCTTCTATGACCTTTTATACTGGTTCTGATCCAGATGAAATTAATAGTCTTTCTACACTTGGATTTGGTGGATATAAATTTCCAACTTGGAATGCTTCTCAACATAGTCAAAAATCTTTGATATTACCATTTAAATATGATCCAAATCAAAGGGATATTTATTATGAATCACCAAAAGAAAATATTGGACAATATACTTATGGTTGTTTTGGTAGAACTGCTGATGGATATATAAGAGTATATGCAAGTGAAAATAATGGAGCAACTAGTAATTTCTTCGCAGAAATATCAAATGATTCTAATATTGTAGAGAGCACAAGAAAGATTGGTTTTGATCAACATTTTTCTGCTCCCGGAATGAGTTATATTTTACCTTGTGATATGAGACCATATATCGGTGCTGTAACTGGTGGTAATAATTTTTTTGTTTATGAAAATGTTAACGGACCGAATGCCAGTAATTTATCACCGTATAGTGATGATAACACTGTTGTTGTTCCAACAGCACAACTTTATTTTGGTGCTAATGCTCCCAAGTTAAATTGGAATGGTACAAATTTCACTTTAACAGATTTACATACTGGAATGAATAAAGGAAATAATCAACTTGCTGATAATGTATTTAGAACCGATGCTCCTTATGGATATAAAAGAGATTTGGCGGGAGAAGGAAAAATAGTTTATAAAATTAATCCAAGAGAAGATTTTTGTGATTTCTCACCAGTCAGAAAACCATATCTTGGTCAAATTACATTGACTGGATATACATCTAGTGTAGAATTACCAACATCATATTTTAATTCTAATTTAGTTCCTTGGCAAGTTTATGATTCATTAACCGGAATATTTATAGAAGATTTTGGATTAGAAGAAAAAGATTGGTCAAGATCATTGTGGGGTTTACTTGGATTTTCATATAGTCAATTTCATAGTAGCACTAATACAAGATTATCTACTGTAGATTTTACAAATATAAATGATTTATCAGTTATAACAACAAATGCTGAAATAAATGAAGGAGATCAAAAAATATATACTCAAAATTCTTTTGGTGTTCCTTTATTTTATAATAGATTACCATTTGGTGGAACTATATTAGATAAAAATGGTGCGAAAGCAGTAAGATTTTATCCAGAAATTGTTCAAGAAACACAAAGTGTTGAGATCATTGCTGATAATTTACCAACTAGAATGATTCGTGGATACTATACAATTCGTAGTAATATTTTACAAGATACTCCATTTGTTGGTGGAAAAGTAAATAATACAACTATGCCAATCATTGGAATTGTTAATAAAATAAATGGAACTGGTGATTTTTATTCTCAAGAAGAGAGTTCATTAGAATTTACTGTAACTAAACCTTTGAGACTTGCAAGTATAACAACTAGTGTTCATGATCCAGATGGAAGTTATGCTCGGTGTAGTGAACAGTCAACAGTATTATTAAAAATACAAAAACCCAGAAGTGTAGTATTTAATGTTCTGGAAGAAATATTACAAGATGAAAAAAATAAAAATTTACCAAAATTATAATTAAAATATTTTATAATAATATTATATATAATTAAAAATGTCTATCAGAAGTGATGTTAAAAAAGAATTATCAAAGATTGGTCGTGCTGATCTAAAGATGAAAATATCACATGCAATTGCTGATATTGATGATGAAGAACCAACAGTAGAAAATGTTGTTAATTATTTGTTAGTAAAATATCCCAAAAAAAAAATATATGCTAAAAATATTATTGTAGATAAAAATGCCAAGTTATATCACTCTTGATTTAAAATCAAAAGATTATGAAAAGATTTTAAATATAGTTAAAAAGCATGATGATGAATTATACAAAAAAATATTAAAATGTAGAGATGATAATTATATTCCCAAAACAAAAGAATATTTTGAGTATTATGAAGATTATTCATCTGGTGAAGAAGAAGATGTTGTACCAGTTAAAGGTAAAGATGGTTTTTGGGAATTAGCGTGATTCATTACAAGTTCATATTTTTCTGGAAACTTTTCTATGAATTCATCTAATCTATCCCTTTTTTTGTAATATTTATATGAACTGCGAGCATTTAATAATGTTTTATTTTTTTCATAATCATCCTTTTTTGTTTTTTTATATGCCTTATTTTCATGATAATGCTTCTTTGCTCTTTCTCTATTTTTCTTTTTAAATTCTTCAGTATTCTTTATTTTATCATAATATGCCTTATTTCTTTCTCTACTTTTTTTGTAAAATTCCAGAATATAATTTAGTTCTGCTTCGGTATAATTATTCATATTAATTTATATTGTATATTATATAAAATAAATTTTTAAATGCTCTTGGAATTAATTATTCTCTTTGAACATATATCATTGCTCTTGATGGTTCGGGCACCGATTGAGCAACGACAACTTGCTCTTGTTCCATATTGTTTTTTAAATATCTTAATGACATTATCAATGTTAAAATACTACCACCGCTAAAACTTAAACCACACATCAAAACAATATCTAGTGGTGTAAATATCATTTGCCAAGTATATTTGATAATATATTTTTAAATTCCGGTGATATTTCTACTTTAACCTTTTTATCATCTGTAGCAAATTGTAATTTATCTATTGTATTACCTTCATGCTGAACACAAACCATTATTTTATCAATATCAGTAATTCCAACATTATTTTCATTTTTATAAAATAAATGACCACCTTCTCCTTGAGATGTATTTCCAAATTTTGGTGAAGCATTGTACCATTTTTTAGTCGCCATGATTGTTGCTTCATGAATGAGTTTTATATTATCTCCACAATTAATTGCATAAACTCCAAAATCTTTATCTGTCATACAAAAGAGCATTTTATCACTACCAGCACAACCATATTTATTTTTCTTCATATTTTGTTGTAATACTTCATAACTATGTGATATTGCTGTTGGGAAATATACATCGTCTGAATCCATAAACATAAATATCTTTGTTTTACATGCTTTAATTAAATCATGTCTTTTCTTTCCAATACTTCTTCTAGTTTTTCCATAAATATAATTAACTTTAATTGGAGCAATCATTTGCTCAAATAATTGTAAATCAGTAATGAACTTGTCATCGCTCTGCTCGGTATCATCGTCAATTACAACGGTGAGAAGGGAATGGGGGTAGAGTTGCGACTTTAAGTTCATTACTAATAAAGGTAAAAAATTCTGTCTTTTCCAGACTGGTACAAGAATACTTATTTCTGGTAAATTACTCATTTACTATAAAAAAATATATTTATTTTTGATAATAACCCCAAATGATTCCGCGACCAATTCCAAAATCTTTTTGTCCAACTCTGACAAAATCGGGATTCGCATTCACTGCTTTCATTACATTAATATTCCATTTTCTAATCCATTCTTCTTTAACAACATAATCATCTATAATTACTAATGTATTTTCATCTGCTAATCTTTTACAATTTGCTA